TCATTATGTTTTGGATTTCTGTAGACTCAAGCATTGCACTAGCATCTTCAAATCCCAGTACCCTTGCAGCCAATGCATTAAAATCAGCAACACCGACATCCATCAATGCTGCTTGTGTATTTTGCTGTTGGATAGCAAGCGCACTACCACCGCCATAATCAATGCCATTAGCAGCAGCTCTAGCACGAACAGCAGCATTTGATTCGCGTTCTCTTCTTAAAATTGTATTGCCGGCTATCTTCCAGTTTAGCTCCTCTGTTTTTGCTTTTTGCAATAAACGTCCAGCCTGTATAGCACCATACTCAGAATCAAGATCTGCGCGTACATTGGCAACCTCAAGCGCGTTCCTGGCTTGCAAAAGATAGCTAGTCTGCTGACCAATTGCTTCTGCTTTTTTTGCTTCACTAGAAGCATATGCTGTTAGTAATGCACCAGCAGCAACAGCCATTCCTCCTGTTGGAGTTGGGATTGCGGTTGATGGTTGGCCTGTAGTTGAAATATATGGCGGCATATCAAGTTCCTGAATTTACTGCGACTCGGTAATCAAGACCAAGCAATGTCATCTTTAGTGGCAGGTTTTGCTCCACCTCGATTGCCTGTTCTCTGCTATACCCAAGCACGCCATTAACTATTTTGATGCCTGTATATGTAGGCTCGGCAGCATCAAGCATAGGATTATCAAATAACCTAAACGCTACTGGCTGAGAATTAATAATCATGTGTTGCGTATCTTTTAAAACAGCACTGATTTCTACAATGCGCTTTTTAAAAGATAACCTAGTGCCAGTTTGCAGCTTAATGTCCACCGGCATTGTTTTAACGTAGACAGTCATTGGCAAACCAACTTCATAGCTGGCTGTGCTTGCTCTATCAAAAGTAACTACACCAGCGCCGCTTACAGTTTCATTTGATTGCGGTATGCCATCAGTAATTACATTAAGAGCTTTAGCAATATGCGGTAAGCCTGTAGCAGTAGCAGCAGCACCACCAGTAAAAGAGCAATCTGTAAAGACATCGTAACTAAATAACTCAATGAAATACCTATCAACGGAATTAAATCTTCTTTTTGTTACTGTGTATATAGCGGTAACATCCACGCCAACATCAATAAAACTTCCATCAGTAGTAAACTCAGACGGTGCCGTAATCTGCTGAGATCTCATGATTGAAAACGCAGCCATAGTTCCATCAGTGTCATTTGTCATTAGAAGCAAATCAGCTTCTTCTGTGCTGGACGCTCTACGCAATGCAATGCGCTGCGGAGACTTCAGCAAGTGACCAGACATTAATGAGATACGTTGCGTGATATATGTCAGCTGAGAATCAGAGAACACAAACTCGTTTAACGATTTACCTTGGCGCTGAATGTATACGGTGCCAGTGTCTACAGATTGCACCCTAGTGCCAGGCTTCATTCCGTTTCTTGATACGTTCTTAAAAATAAACGTCAGCGGAGTAACTGGATCAGTAGCATTTTGCGGCACATAGAATTCACCACCAGTAGTAAATACCTGGAAATCTCTAGCGCTTAGAATGTCAGTAATTACGTTGAGCTCGTTAGTATCTAGCGTAGCTTCAACCGCATCATCATCAAGAGATTCTGTTGGTACAAAATCAAAAAACAAACCAATCTTGCTACCCCATATTGTTGATGGCCTAGACTTCGATCCGCCAAAATATAAGCGACCTTCGTGAAAACTTACAGTTCTCTGCCAGCCCTTGGTGCTCGACCACACATCCTCGTAACCACTTTCTTTTTCCCAATTACCATTAGCAATTGCTGTTGTGTTAAAGAATGGGTACTCGGTAATGACATTGACAACAGTTGTGCTGACATACTGAATAATCTTTGCTCTACCCTGTGGTGTTGCATTGATGTACTGGTTAACATCACCCGCGCTAAATACGGCAGATGATGCTGTCAAAGTGATGTTTCCAGATACCGCACTTGGAGTAAGCGTGCCAGCCGGGTTGCTATAAGCAATAGTAAATGCATACTTAGGTATGCTGTCAAACGTAATGGTGGTTGCAGTCCAGGTAGCATCAGTGCCACCGCGCACAATCTTTACCGGCTGCAGATCTGGGTGGACAACAATCAAAGTATCAGCTGATTGCGTCCAGCACATATCATCAACCATATCTGATGTGATGCTGGTGGTCAGATAATTGTTTGCCCCACCATTAATGGCAGCTATCACAGCGCCATTTTTAATAACGTACATTCGCTGGTGCGTGAAGCACAGCATGTAGGAATCGGAAACAGAGAATTGAAACGGCACCAGACGCACGCCATTGCCGGCACTAGGTGTGCTGCTATTGGGGAGCTCCAAGATATGCTTGGTGCCTGGCCTACGCCTTAACCCACCCTGCGGCTGGATTAGCACGTTAGTGGCTTTAGCTAGTGCGTTATTGTATTGATCGAGCTCTATCCTAGATCGCAGCAATGGATCCAATTCACCTGTACTAAAGTTAGACTGAATGTCAACAAAGCGCGGCATTAGTTCCTCACTGCAATTAGGCTGAAATCCTCGATGATTCTGATTGGATTGCTCTGGCCATCTACCTGCATACACTGCCTAAAATAACCACCCCGGCCATTCTCGGCTGGATCTCCAACAGCAACATTACGCCATTTGGTAGACTTTTCTTGCTGCTCAGTAATCGATTCTGCTATGTGCCAGGCAACCATGTATTTCAACAGCTGCACAAAGTATGCTGGCATCGCAAATTCTGCAACGCTATATTGGTAGTCAATATAAACGCTGGTTAGATTTGTCAGCATTTGATCGCCCTGGATCTCCCAATCTTTTTGCACTGGAGCGCCAACAGATGCCGAGTTATATACAGCTCTTGGACTAGCAATGCGGTCACCAGGCAACTGGTATGCATACTTCCAAACGCTACCAGGCGCAGTCACCAGCTGAGCCAGCTGGATCTTTTTCATATTGAATGACCATGGATACATGACCAATGTACTATCCCTAATATTTGGGTACAGTCGGTCACAGATCGAGCTTTCGTCAGTACCATCATTGAATGATGTAATTGCTTTAGCACCAATCATCAGGAGCGCGTCAGCGCAAATACGAATGCCAGTATCGCCAGCTGCCATATCAAACCTTTAATGTGATAAAGGGCCACCCTTGTTTTACAAGGGCAGCCCTGTGCTTGATACAGATTAGATTAGTCTGTATCTGTTGCGCTTACGGTTGTACCATCAGCGATATCAACAACACCAGCTGCCGAGACTGCATTGACGTAAGTCAATACAAGGCTAGGAGTTGTGCTATCGTAAACAAAGATAATATCGCCAACTTTTAACAGCGATGCAATGCTGTCAAAATAACTAACGGTATTAACAGTTGCTTGTGTATCTGCTGTTTTATAAAGATACATTGACGGTGCATTACCTGCTTTAGCAGCGCAGACAGTGACCAGACCAGTTGAAGAAAATGCCATGTCAGCCCCCTATTAAGTTTCGCGGCAGGTAAGTTGAACAATACCTTCCGCATCAATGGTTATGGCACCGGCTGAGAATACTTCGTTTACCAGCCAGCTGGTTTTCTCTGCAATGTAGTTGATCTCAGTGCGCATGCCAATACCTTCAGCATAGCCAAGAGCATCGCGGTGGAAAGCAAAGCATGTACGATCTAACGAAGCGTCAATTGCCAAGCCACCTTCAGAACGGTCACCCAAAACGTGGAATTGGAAACCCATGTAGGTATTCAACTCACCCTGGACCAGAGCCTTAACTGTGTTGAAGTCAGACGATGTAACAGTTGACTCAGACAACAGGTTAGACAGGCCATTTGCATGGATGATGATGTGACGGTTGTCTGGTGGTACATTGTTTTTGTCCATCAGACGCTTAGCTTCACGCAGCTTAGCAATGTTCATGTTGCTGTCAGATGCGCCAATGTCGTTAGACACTGTAAGCGATGTGCCAGATGCTGCAAGTGCGTCCAGGATCAATTGATCTTGGCGGCGGCCCATAGCAGATGCGACTACTTTAACCAACTCAGAACGCTCGTCGAAATTGACTTTAGCCTGGCTGAAAATATCTGAATACTCAGCTGCATTCCAATCCTGCAAAGTACAGGTAACGGAACTAAAGCCAACATTCAAAGGTGTTATGTCAGTTTGAGCTACACGCAAAGTTGCGGCACCCTTACCAACCTTAGGAAATTTTACTGTACTGCCTTCGACCCCTCTGCGCTGGCGCACTGCTGGAACCAACAGAGCCGATGCTTGATAGGCTTGTTTGACTTCAGCATCAAAGAGGGTAACAAAGGCGTTTGATAGAGAAACGGCCATTTTGATACTCCTAGTTTATTGACAAAAAGTTATTTGTCGCGCCGGTATGCCAGATATTCTGGGCCGATTGCTTGTTGGTTACGCCAACCAAACGTCTGCTCCACAGCGGTCAGGGTTCAATAGATATCTATTGAATAAGCCTAATAGCGTTTTACTCTTGTTCTTTTTAAAATGCAAGCCAAAAAAAACCCCGCCGCAGCGGGATCTTAATTTTATCCAAAAGCCTGGTGAAATAGGCGCTCTACCTTTTGTCGGTAGGCTGGATCTGATTGGTACTTAGGATCTCCAACCATTGCCTGGAGCTCTTCTTTGCTAGGCATGCCGGTGGTTGGTGCAGATTGAGTTGGCACGCGACCTTCATAAGTCTCGCGCACTTTCATCAGAGCTCGTAGGCCGGTAGCTGTGCCGCCCATAATCTTGAACTCCTCAAATTCATCTGGTGACCAGATACCCTTCTTGACCAAACCTCGACCCCAATCAACCATATCTTTAACCATTGCCTGGCCATTTGGTCCTAGTTTTTGCATCTCCACTTTTGGATCCACCATATCGGCTGACATAACGGATTCTGCTGTGGATCGTAGCTTAGACGCTAGATCATCAAACTGAGCCTGGCTTATTCCATTATCTGTAGCCCAGCTAACCAGGCTAGCAGTCATTGGATTTTCATCAGCGTTCTGAGCGCCCAACACGCTTACATCATAATTGCCATCAGCTGGTGCATTGTGCTGACCCTTGGATATCTTGCCTCTTAGGTCCTTCCAGCTTTTGGCCATACCTTCAAGATCTGGCTCGTTGCTGTCTTTTTTCCAGAAATTCTCTGGCCACCAATCTGGACGCTCAAGCGGATCTTCTGGGCTTGCTGCTACGTCAGTAGGATTAGACCTATGTTCTATTTCTGTGTGCTGCGGATTTGATTCTGTTTCTTCGTGTGCTGAAACATTGTCTAATAGGCCAGTGTTGCCACTGGGTTCGACGTTGGTTTCTGTGTTCATGGGTTCCTTGCTCGGTAGATGCGTGCCTCAATTTCCCGAATAATGCTGTTCTGCCCTTCTCGGTAGAAAGCATAATCGGCTGGAGAGCCAGGCACAGCGA